CTGTATAACTTATCCACAGTTTTTAAGTTATTCCCCTGTTTTGGCGGGTTATCCACAGGTTATCCACAGGTTTTATCCACAATCTATCCACAAAATATTTTTTTTGTTGCATCATGCTTAGTTGATAACGTCTGGTCATAGCTTGTACCTATTACCTTGTCATATTGGCACATATACGGATGTAGTCATCACCAGTGTATTCAGTGATGCCATGCGCTGTGTAATGTAGGTATTTGCCTTTGTTCTCGTCTTGCGTCTTTAGTGTGTGGCAGGCAGTACATAAGGATTGGAATAGGTTTACTTTGAATGCATCCGCATCTCTACGGTGAGGGAACACATGGTCAACCACATTTGCAGCCGTAATTCTATTTTCACTTTGACATCGAGCGCATAACGGATTTTTGCTTAGTTGCCTTGCACGAATGTTAGCCCATGCCTTTTGACCGTATAGCTTACTGTTAGCTTTACCCTTGTCTGTAGTACCACCGCCATGCTCAACGCAATAGGCAGAACGATTGGTCTTAGGGTTGCGACATTGATACTCTTTGCATTCAGTGTTTAGTGGTGCGGTTGGCATATTGTTATCTTGTAATAGGTTGTTGGTGATCGGTGCTTATCTCCGACATATGAAGTGTCCCATACAGTGTTTGCATCGGCTGGGTTTACCGACTTGCAATTCATGCCCACTGATAAAGCTGCGTATCAGCCTACGCATCCACCAACACGACTGAAGACTAAGATTACAACTGCTTGCGCAAGCTTTCAGGACTTGCCAGTACTCAATCTTCATGCGTCTTGGTGCTACTTAGTTACTCCACGCCATTCAAGCGTTTGAAAGAAACTGTCATCATCCCACGATAATTCTTGTGCTTTATCGGGCGTGAATGCCATTTGCTTCCATGCTTTGCCTGTCCAATAACTGTAATGGCTAAAGCCGTATGATGAACGCCTTTCATATACGCCAATTCGAGTGGGCTTAACTTTCCCACTATACCAATCTGTAAGTGTCATATCTTGTCTTGTCTTATATTGTATTTTATTCAGTAGTTGGTTCTTCAGTTGTTGCAATAGGTTCATTGACCACCTGTGCAGGTTGACTATTCTTTAATTGCATTAGGTTGTTTAATTGCTCCAATGCAACATATTCAGCCGTATCTGGTTTGGCTTTCTTTAATGCGGCAGCAACTTCTTTAGCGTCTAGCGTGTTTATGTATCCGGCAGCCGCTTGTGCTAATGATTGATAAGTGGTTGTTAAATGCTCAATAGCATCATCTAATTGTTTGCTCATAATTATTCCTTATTTAAATCTGCGTAGTTTGTACATTGTTGAGTCGATCAAATCAGCAATCGCATCAACTAAATTTTGAATTTCTGGGTCAGTACCGAACAATGCACGACCTTCTGTTAATTCCATGCTTAAATATTCCATGTAAGCAAGTGGTGTCATTTGCTCATATGATTCCGATTCAATTGGGAAATCACGCAATATGATTGTTGTCTTGCCTTGATATGCTTCAATTACATCATCAATCAAATCAGGAATGTCGCTGTAATACATTCCTAATGCTTGATGTGCAGCATAGGATTCTGTTTGCCAATGCATAATGTGAGTAACTGTTGCGCTATGCAGCAAACACATTACCAAATCGGTTAGCATTTCTTTTTCTTCAGCTTCTTTAGCAATTTTGTATGTAACCATATCAATCCTTTGTTTGATTCAGTATTTCAAGCCATGCTGATTCAGGCGAATTTACCACAGCAACTTGCCCTTTCCAATCATAATGCCAAATGCGTTGTTCAGGCGTTAAATTTTGCGCTGATAATGGTTTTGCACCATCTTTTAATTCTAAAAGTACGTTTTTGCCCTTGTAACCACAGACTAAATCGGGAAAACCTTTGCCTGTCGCACTTGTAATGCTCACAGACACGCCTTTATCACGCAAAAATCGCACAATTTGCTTCTGGTTGTCATCTATTCGGGCGATTCTCATACCATTTTATCCTTTTTTCGATCTTTTCCTGTGCCGTTTCTAAGTACATTTGGCAGGCGTGATCTTTCATTAATGCGTAAAACGTAGCATATCTTTCTTTTTTGCATCTACCTAATCCAACCTGTGCATGGCTAGGATAATCCTTAATTGCTATGTGTTCGCATTTAATACACTTCATTTTTCATTGCATCTTTCGCCATACTTAATTGTATGTGAGTCAATGTTTTATCGCCATCTTTTTCACGTTGCAATATTACCTTTGCCCATCGCTTATGATCGGTCTTTGATTCTTGCTTTTTTATGATCTGTGTTTCTGCCAGATACTTATCGGCAATATCCTTTGTGGCTTGCGTAGCAGGCGCAGGCAAGGCGATCTGTGCTTTGGGTATATCAGACCATTGACCCTTATTTATTTCCTCGTCTAATGCCCTTTCCCATCGCGCTTTGATGTTGCTATACGTCTGGTTCTTCAAATCAAATGAACCAATTTTTACCGATGCCCAAAATATAGCCGGATGTGACCATTCGCCTAACTCGCCTTTTTCCCGCGCTATAACACCGTTTAATGCTTCATAGTAAGCAGCAACAGAATCAATATCTGTACGGCATAGCTTTATGAATTGCGGCAATGTAGGGCAATATTCTTGATTAACTAATGAGTTTGCACCTTTTGCAATTTCATCACGCGATAGCTTAGACAATTCCTGTGTCCATACTGCCTTCACATGGTTAATATCTGAATCACCCCACATCAATTTAAATTTGCTGCCATAAAAATTAGCCATCTTTATAAATAGGGCATCAATCCATGATGTCGGGATTTGATTATTCTGCATCGATTGTAAATTGCTCATCTTTAACGCCCTTTCCATAAATTTGTTCGTAAAATTCCCTTGTCTTTCTTTCTTTATCTGTTTCTACAGGTTTAGATTCAGTAATTTCATCATCCCAACATTTCTGATTAAGCCATGTTGCCGGATGTTTTCTATATTTCTTGTCAGGCGTGTTTCTCACATAAGCATGAACGGCATGAAGTATTGTTGAAAGCAAAACATCATCAACCCCAATTTGCTTCCATGCCTTTTGCGCTAGTGGTTTTGATTTTTTGTGATCGTATGCAGACCAAAAATCCTCAAAGCCTAAAAGACTATCTTTATTATTATTCTTTATTCCTAATTCTTTATTATTAATTCTTAATTCTTTATTAGTTATTAGGGTTATGTCTGGGTTATCAGAAATAACCGACTGGGTTTCTTTTGCTTTCTTTGGTCTGCCGCCCTTTTTACCATTGTTTTTATTGGTATTTCCTTTGGCGTGATACTCGATTATTTTAGTATCGCAATGCTTTTGATGCCAACCATCATCATGCAATTCAAAAAACTCATTAAGAATTTGCACAACTATTTCACTATATTCTGTGAGTCTTAACCTACGAATAACCGATTGGGTTTCTGTTGGGATAGGTGATTCTGTATCGTAATAAAAATTTATAAGCCGGAAATAAACCGCTTCTTCTATTAACGATAAATGGGAAGTATGAAGATGCCAAACGGCAATCTCAAATTTGTAATAATGCATTTTTACCTTTTATCACAGGTTAGTTATCACAGAATAAAATCAGGCAGGGCGGTGATAAATCGCCTTTTCGGGTTGCACTCCCTAGCCTTCATCGCTAATTATATCAAGCAACAACAAGAATGCCTAATTGCAGCATGGCTAAAATTGTTCTTTCAAACCCTTGTTGCCAATAAAAATACTTATCTTCTTTGCTCATCTTGCCTTGATCTATTTCATAATGGCAAGCACTACAAGCCCATGCTATATAACAATCATGCGCTTTAATTCCCATGCCTTTACCATGCAACAATTGGTTGCTATGGGCAGCCACAACAGTATCATTGTTGCCATTGCATACATTAGGAATTTGAACCGTACATGATTGCCCTTTTGCGGCATTTAATAATCGCTTACTGCGAAACATTGGCACGAATAAATCCGGCAATGGTTCTATCATGCTGATCGTCTAGCAGTGATTCCATCTTAATTGCACCATCGCTACCAAATTCAATTGCCGCCGCCGTAGCAAACGTAATTTTCTTTTTGCCAGTACGCAGGCGCGATATTTCAGGTGGGCTTATACCTGATTTATCTGCCAATTTTTTAGCTGCGCCATGCTCTTTAAGAAATTCATTTAAATCCATTTTCATACCCTCTCTTGTTTCTAAAAAGTTTAGCTTCATAGCCCTTCATTTCAGGCGTAAACACATTTCGATATGCAGGTTGCACTACTTCTTTAGGTTTGTAATTACTGTCCATCTTTAACACCGCGTTTATGTGTGCGGCAACATCTAATGTCACTTTGTACTTATCGCCCATCATGTACAAATAGCCCGCATCTAAGGCACTGTTAAAAAATTTGTTCATTTCCGATGGTGTGCCGCGACTACTAATATTGCCTATTTCGTCTAAAACTTCTTTGTAAGTAGCACCGCCCAATTCATAGATACATTCAAGCAAAGTAAACATTTTCATGGTTCTTCTAGGCATAATTCTTGACATATTGTTTCCTTTTCATCAATTAAAAAATGGTTCAAAGGCAATTATTGTGCATTTTCCATCAAAAAAGCAAGTATTTTGTGAAATTTAAATAAATGTACAAAATTAATCAAATAATGCTTGCACAACCCACAATTATCGATTATTGTTCTTACATACCGCAGCGATTTAGCGGGTTCAATGTGAAGGAAATAAAATGCAAATCATCCCAATTCAAATGTCCGGCAGCTACAGAACTGGCACATTATCCAAATACACCAAGCAGCAAATTATCGATATTTTAGGTTTTGAACCTAACTATGAAGATGACCCCGACAAAGTAGTCAACTCATGGGCTTTTATGGTTGACGGTTGCGAATGCGCTATTTGGGATTACAAGGGCAGCCACCATTACAACATTTGGTCAACTTATGACCCGCACAATGTTCTTGGCAACCTTTTCAAACTGGAGAAATTCCCATGCTAAACAAATTACTTAATCCTAACGATTGGTTGGCGCAGCACCCTAAAGTTTTGTTTGCAGTAATTGCTTTATGTTTTTTAATCGTTGCTTATTTTGAAGGAAATTAAATGAAAGCATTTCCAACAAGTACAGACAATGGTCATTCAGAAAATCAAGATGGAATGGATTTGCGTGATTATTTTGCATCTGCAGCAATGCAAGCAATTATTCAAAATTCAGATGGGAAAAGCATTTCTGTAATGGAAGTAGATTTGTGGATTGGGAATTATTCTTACACAGTAGCAGACGCAATGATGGAAGCAAGGAAAACAACAATGGGAGATTAAAAATATGGCATCAAAATCGAGTGAATTTATTTGGACAGGAGCATCTACCGATATAACAATTAGATGGAAGTTGTTATATGGTTGGATACCACCATCGGAAAACCCTGAAATACAAAAAAAGTGGGCAGAAGTTAGAACGTTAAGCATCAAAGGTATTGAAAGTTTGAAAGACCCTAACAAAATCAAAGTGAAGGAAAATACATGAAAATCCACGCAGCATTTGTAAAAGCCCAAAGCCAATTTGGTGCAGCACTTAAAACATCTACCAACCCGCATTTCCGCAGTCGCTATGCTGATTTGTACGCCTGCATTGAAGCAGTAATAGACGCATTAAACGCAAACGGCATTGCGCTTATGCAACAAACATTTGAGTGCGAATCAGGCGTTATGGTTGAAACTATATTTATACATGAATCAGGTGAAACTCTATCGTCTGGAAAATTCCATGTGCCTGCAACCAAGCATGATGCGCAGGGATATGGTTCGGCATTAACGTATGCCCGCCGCTATAGCTTAATGTGTGCCACTGGTTTAGCACCAACCGATGATGATGGTAATGCAGCAACCAAATCTGCGCCTAAACCTGCGGCAGCTAAATCGGTGACGCAAGATGTATTCGATAAACTATCTACCGCAGACCAAGAACAAATCCGCAGCTTTGCAGTTGAAGTAATTGCTATGGCAGCAAAAGATGACATTGCGGGATGTGTCGAATATGTAAAAAGTTTGGAATTGGATGCTGATTGGACAAGTGCTTTATGGTCGCAATTAGATTCAAAAATTCGTAGCGCAATCAAAAAATATAAAGAGGAAAATAAATAATGGCATCCGTAAATAAAGTGATTCTTGTTGGCAATCTTGGTCAAGACCCTGAAGTTAGATATGCCTCGTCTGGTGATGCTGTGGTTAATCTTAACCTTGCCACTACAAGCAAATGGAAAGATAAAGCAAGTGGTCAATATAAAGAGGAAACAGAATGGCATCGCGTTTCTATATTTGGTAAAGCAGCCGAAGTTGCCGGACAGTATCTAAAAAAGGGTAGTGCCGTATATGTTGAAGGCAAGATTAAAAGCAAAAAGTACACCGATAAACAAGGCATTGAGCGTACTGCGTTTGAAATAACCTGTGAGAATTTTCAAATGTTAGGCGGTAAAGCATCGGGCGATAAGCCTGCGCCTAAACAAGAAGCAAAGCCTGCGGATAATATGCCAGAAGATGACATACCGTTTTAATTAGTTTACGGGTGAAAGCGGATGCTGTGAATGCGTAGCCGGAGATCAGCACCGGACATAGTGCAGCGAGTAGCCCACCTTATTCAATGTGAGGAAATATGAAAGAAATTATTACAGATGATGATGTACAAAAAGCCCTTGATTACTTGCGTACCAATGCGCCTAAAGCAGCACAGGCAAGGGCAAACAAAGTGTACATGGAAGAGTATAGAAAAGTTGTCAAAGCAGATTTGATTGTTAGATGTGTAAATATGACAATCTTAGAAAAAGAATCTTATGCTTACACTCATCAAAATTATAAAGCCCATTTGGAAGCCCTTAAAGATGCTGTATATCAAGACGAATTAAATCGTTGGGGAATGGTTGCAGCAACATCAACTATCGAAGCATGGCGCACTTATAACGCTAATAGACGCGGTGAAGGAAAATTACAATGACAGAAACATTTGAAGAACGCAAAGCAGAATGGGAAAAATATCACAAAGATAATCCTATGGTTTGGCAATACTTTCAAAAGTTTGCATTTGAAGCCATAGCCAAGAAACGCAAAAAGATTAGCCATTGGTTAATTATTAATCGAATCCGTTGGGAAGTTTATATTGTGACCACTGGTGAAGAATTTAAAATCAGCAATAACTTTATCGCCTTTTATGCCCGCTTATGGCAAGAAACATTTCCCGCACATAAAGAATTATTTAACACTAAAAAAATGATAGGTGAACTATGACACATGAAGAATTTAAAAAGATGATTGAAGAAATAAAAGGTTTTAGCCCATCCGAAAAAAATCTATTAGTGTCGAGTTATGAATTAGGGTTTGTAGCGGGTTCACGAGCAATGCGGGAATCAATGTGGGCAGACGAATTGCATTCCTATAATGCTATATCGCAAAGGAAATATGATGCGTGATAGAGAACTATTACAGCAATTGTTCAATGCCTTAGAAGATGAAGTGAAGATATATTTAGCAAATGATTTTGCGATACCAGAATGGCTTGATAAAACTGTTGCAACCCTCCGCACAAGACTAGCGCAGCCTGAGCCTGAACCAGTTGCATGGATGGAAGATAATATTGAGTTTTATGCTAAAGACTATAAAACAAATTCTTGCACTATTCCACTCTACACATCACCACCAAAAAAAGAATGGGTAGGTTTAACTCGTGAGGAAATATGGCATATGTCGCAATACAATTGCGGCACAAGAGGTGAATTTGCTAAAGCCATAGAAGCAAAGCTGAAAGAAAAGAATGCCTAAACCGGATAAATATGACCCGCAATGGCAAGCCATAATTGACGGTTATCGCGTAGGCGTAATGCGCGTAATCAACAACATTAACAAAGGCGAAGTTGAAGAAATTGAATTAGAAAAGTTGAACAACTTTGCACAGTTTGCGCTTGCCCTTATGCAAATAAGTGGGCGTGAAAAATGGGAGCGTGCAAAATTAAACGCTGAGATGATGTTATATTTAAAAGGCAATAATGGAACTGATTAAACCTATATATGTTTTGTCTGGCATTTTTTTTGGCATATCATTAACTGCAATTGCTTGCGCTGTTGCAATCATTTATATTTTTAAGGATAAATAATGTCATCATTCAAAGACGTTGAAATGAAGGTTGTTCGTTGGGGCGAGGATAGAGGCATCATTCAAAACAGTACGCCGCTTGCACAGTTTGAAAAGACCATTGAAGAAGTTGCAGAATTAAATGCTGCGCTTCAGGCAAATGATAAAGCAGCAATCATTGACGGCATTGGTGATGTGTTAATAACGCTAACCATGATTTGTGGCATACTTGATTTGGATATGACGCAATGTTATGAAGCAGCCTATAATGAAATCAAAGATAGAAAAGGTTTTTTGAACAAAGATGGAATCTTTATTAAAGATGTATGAGCTTGCAAACACAAGCATGGAAGCAAACCGCTATTGCACCAACTGCACATTAGAACGCCCATCGCTAGGCGGTTATTGGAAAATATCTGATAATCGTAAATCTAGGCGATGGGTTTGCAAAGGTTGTTATGATAAAAAGTTTAAGCAAACGCCCTAGTACCTTTTTTATCAATAATCAAAGCCTGCTTTCTTGGTGCAATGTCTTTACCATTTGAAATACTAACGTGTGTCCATGAATCAAACTCCCGAATCACTTGGTCATATTGCAAACCGGATTTAATAATTGCTCTTACCACTTGATCGGGGGTCATTCCCTTAACTTTAATATCTGCCGCAGTACCTCTGCAATGTTGGCTTGTCTTTTTACCGCCAACTGCTTCATTTGCTAATGGTGAACGATAAGCAGAATTTATATGTATTGGCTTATCTAATAGTTTTCTCACATCCTCTAGGAACAATGCTAACCGTCTAAGATTCATTAGCACATCATTAGATGGTGTTTGGTCAATGTGATGACGTGCTGCCGTTTCACTGGCAATCATTTCTTCTAACGTGAAGTTTTCAGATAGGTTCATTTTTTCAATGCTAATGCGTCTGATTTATCTTTGCTACCTTGCGAACTACCAAAATAAAAACTGATAACTTGCGTTGCAGCACTAGTAAGAAAACCTAAAGCATAAATCACAATGTTTTCTTGTGAATCAGGAATGTTGATAAACATTAAAACACCAACAAGAGCAAACGCAACGCCTACAATGCCTAATGCAAGGATTGGCAAAACAAGTTTTTCAAGCCAATGTACATTTGCATTTGTTGCCATAGCTAAATGTGCTGCCCTTGCATCGCCTCGATCTTTTACTTCTTGCTCAAACATGAATTCTTCATGCTTCATTGCTGCTTCTTTTAATGACGATATCTTTTCATCGGATAGTTTACCGTCTGCATCCGGCGTTAATGTGATGCCTAATTTATCCTCAACATGAGCAACGCCTTTATCCAATACGGAATCAACAACCTTTTGCATACCTGCGCCTGCAAGTTGCGTTAGGATTGGCACGAGTAATGGCAACATTAATAACTCCCTTGTTCTAATATCCAAATCATTGCAAGAATAAAACCGTACAAAATGCCAGTTATAACTATTGCGCCTGTAACCGTATAACAAAAATCATAAATCTTTTGTCGCTTGCGCTTTTCTTTCATTTTCTCGGCAGCAATTTGCAATCTCTTTTCTGTTTCTTCCCTGCGCTTTGCTTCCGCTTTAGCTTCACGATCTGCCCTAAGTTTACTTAGGCGTGACCAAAATTCATCCCATAAACCTGCTTCATCAAAATGATAAATGAAGTAGTGTTTTATTTGATCGTAGTATTGTTTTATTTCCCTATCTATAGACATCATTTCAATGACGTATTCAGCATCGCTGATAGGGTTTTCTAGTGTCATGCCTTGTTGCAAGGCAATATCTTGAGTGTGCTTTGCTTCTTCTAGTTTTGTTTTATTTATTTCGTATGTACCTGCCAATGAAAAAAACTTAGTGATGGGTTTCATTGACGCAGATAATTCTTTGCCAGAATTGACACATTTGTTTATCTCATCAAATGTGCCACGCATTAATTCTGCGGTTTGTTTAATGCCTTCAATCGCTAATTTTGCGCCTTGAATTGCTAATCCTACTGCCGCCAATTCGATCATAAATCACCATTGCATTACCTTTTTTTGTTTCTATGGTGTCTTATATTATTTAACGACAAGCGTAATAAGCAGCAAAATAATTGCACCTGCTGCCCCAATCAATCCTGATTCAATGCGTTTTAATCGAGCATTAACGCCACGCATTTCACGTTCTATGCCTTCATAACGAACACTGCAAATATCAATGTGAGAATCAATTTTTGCATTCACTTCATTCACCGATGCCATAATTATTCAGCCACAGTTTCAACTACAGGTAAAGGTTCATTCATTGATGGAAAGTTTTGATTCATAACAACATCAATAAATGTTTCCACTTTCTTTTTTGAAGCAATGTCAGATTCTAACCTAACACATTCATCAATAACAGCTTTCCTATAGGCAACAATATTTGCAGGAATATCTATGTTACGTTCTATTTTACGAATGACCATCCAATCAGTAGCAGCCAATAGTTTGTTAGTTGTGTCTTTAATTTGTGTAATCCATTGTGATTTTAATTGGTCTAAATCTTTTGGATTATCTGCGCTCCAGTAAAAACGATCATCCACCATTGGCGCATCATCAACTTCAGTTATGCCGATAGCTTCTTTTTCTTCCGCAGAAGATAGTTGCAACCAATTGGCAGGATATTGCTGTTCATTGTGCGTAAATGGTACGCCTACTTGTAATGGATTATTGTCTAGTAAAAACATATTACCTCGCTAAAGCAATTTTAAAAGGGTTTTCTGCAAATGCAGCATAAATATAAGTTGAGCCAGAGCCATTAAATTGAGTGTTATTTGTTCTTAATTTAAACCCATTAGATAAACTATCTAATGTAACAAAAGATGCTTGCGCTCCAGTATCATCTGGTCTTAAATATAAATCCATTACATTATAAGTATTTCGAGAAGTATCATAAACATACCAACCAGTACCCGCAAGAGAACTAGATTTTATTAAAATCCATCTAGCTCTAAATCCTAAAAACACAAATACACCGTCAGCCGAACCATTGCCAACATAACTTCCAAATCTAGAATAACCTGCTATTTCTGAAAAAGCATAATTAACATAAGTGCTTGTGCTTCTATTTACATCGGTAACAGTACCTAAACTCCATACGGTAGAAGTTGGCGCAGTGTTATTAAAAAATACAGCACTAGTTGTTGCTGTACCAGTAGTAAAATTTAAACCTTGAGTTGCACCTAAACTTTTGTGATAAATAACCCAATTGCCAATTGTTCCTGAACGTACTTTCCAAATGCCAAAGGCAGGCGCAACACCTAATCCATGACCAAATGTTGCACCATTTGTACCTGTTCCTGTATAAGTAACAATTGAAAATCCTGCCGTTGTGTTAGCACTTACTTGTGATGATATAGTGCCGGATGTATTAGTTACCGCACTAGCATTAGATGCTTTCCATTGCCAACCAACATAAGTATCACCATTGTTGTTTGAATTTCCATTAGCTAAAACAGTAAAACCATTAGCATTAACGGCATTAACAATAACAGGCGAAGTTGTTGCTTCTGTATTTGTGCTATTTGATATTATAAAATTTGTTATACCTCGAACTTGATCTTGCAAAAAATTTGACCATGAAGCAGAACTTCTTGATTTAATCCATACTAAATCAGGCTGAAAAGAAACACCATTAACAGTATTATTTATGCTTTGACTTGTTCCATTGCCTGTATATAAAGATGCTGCCATATATGCAGAACCATTATCAATAGTAGGCGTAGGTAAGTTATATGTATTAAGTGCTAAAAATCCTGTAGGCGGTGTGTAGCTAAATGGGCGTTGACCAAAGTTAATATTTTGTGTAGTTACGCCACTATTACCGCAAGCAAAGAACCATGTGTTTGTTAAGCTAATGCCTGTAAAAGCTGCATTAGTCCCTGCCGCAGGATCACCACTAGCTTGCCAAGTACCATTCTTACTAAACCATACCCTTCCAGTATTAAGATCAAGAGCTATACCAATAATATCGTTATTCGTATATGAACTTCCATAAGCAGAACCTGCGCCATTAGTATATTTATTACCATCAACATAGTAACCATATCCGTTTGCATTACCACCGGGATAACTTGCTGTGGTTGCATTTTCATTGACAATACCAATTAATGCGGCACTACCTGCCGATGTCATAAAAATTTCGCAATACCATTTGCCCGATGTAACTCCAATTGTTGATGAACAAAAACTATTTCCACTTGAAGCAGCATATTGAAGATTCCCCGCAGACGCAGTAATTACACTGCCCAATCGTAAAGGGTTCAACGTAGCATAATTTGATGTTGTTGCACTAGTCAACGTAGGCACATCCGTCATGCTGTCATACGTTGCACCAGCAGTTACAGAGATATTATTAGGTGTCCAGTTGTTACCGTTACCGCTTGAATCTTTACCAATAGCTGCGGCAGTTGCTGCGCTGTTATCGTTAAAGTTTAAATAAAATCCATTAGTGCCGTATGTGCCACCGTATTTTTTAGGTTGCCATACGCCTGTTAATGTATTGAATTCACCAAATGATGTAGGCGTTAATGATTGACCGTCAATAAAATTTATTTCTGTTAAATAGCCATCAAAATAATAACCTGCATTTGTCGCCAATGAACCAATATAATGGGCAGTGTTCCTGTTTATTTCAGTGTTAAAATTTTGCGGTGGATAAGTTGCCGTAGAAAATGCTGTAATTTGTAGTCCATTAACATACAAGCGCACTCTGTTAGATGCCGTTGCTTGCGTTGTGTCAACTTGCCAAACAATGTGATACCAAGCGGAAGGGTCACGAAACACTTGCGTTGTTATTAAATTATAAGCAGTACCCGCAAACAATTGAGTCCACAAAACATCCGTACCCGGATAAAGACGAATACCATCATTAGAATTATTAAACAAAAACCTGTCGGAAGAAAGAACACCAAGTTTTACCCAACTGCTCCATGTCCATGTTGTTCTATTTCCTGTACTAGCAGGAGTACGATTAAAAAAAGCAGACGCACTTGACCGCAGTCTTACACTACGCTGCAAGAAATAACCGCCTTGTCCTGATGCGCCTGCTAATATATTTGAGCCTACTATCATGAGTAATTTCCAGTAAATACTGTATGAATAGAAGTTGCTGAACGAACTACATAATCAACACGATCAACAGCATTAGCAGCAGTTGATAATGTTGGCGCAATGCCACCATTTGCAAAATCCCAAAAAGAACCCCAAGACAATGTGCGACTACCAGTTGCATCCTGAACTATAAATATAGAACCTGATTGCCCTGCAACTATATTTGTTGGATTTGCTATTGAACGATTGCCACCTAGCGTTACTGTGAAATTACAGTTAGCAGCAAAATCAGGCGTAATAGTTGCGCCATCGGTTAATGTAGTAATTGCCCCACGTTGCCCACCTGTAAATGATTGCGCTACATTAGTGAACGCAGTATTAGCGTTGTATGCTTGCACATCCGTACCAATGACTAAACCTAATGCTGTTCGTGCCGCAGGCGGGTTGCCAGTTAAACCTAGCAATGCAGTTACATATTCCCAAAGCTGTGCAAAGCCTGCCCTTGCGACCGCATTTGATGGGTTTGGGTAAGTGTCAGAAATAGCTGTTTTGGCGGGCGGTGCTGTGTATGGCATGATTTAATATCCTTGCAAAGTAATGTCGGCTTTTGCGCCTGATGTTGCGATTTGACTAGAATTATAACCTGTGATAGTTGGTGCAAGTGGGTTTGTTTTATCAACCCGCAATGTAACAACTCCCACTCCATTTTGCTGCAATGTTGCTTGTACGTTAGTTATAGATGTGAAGTTTTTTGTGTACGCAATTGCACCGCCTGTGACAGTGTAATTAGGTAAAACTTCAATAATGTCTGGCGCATCAACCGCAAAATTAAATTGAGTAACTTTACCAACTGCGCCTGTACCCAAAGAGATTCTAAATTGATAATATCCGTTTTGTACAACTATGCTTGAAGGCATTGGCAAGAATGGCGTATCACCACCACCATAAAATGACGCATTATCATCTATGCCATATTTTGAATCGCCATCTGCACCGTAAAATGATGGGGCATTAACTTGCCTATATTCAACAATTGGATTATTGCCTTCCGCAGTCCAATATAAAACGCCTACTGAACCTGCTAAAGCATCACCAATATAAGTTTCTAAAGTTGTATAAGTTAATGCCTTATAAATGTCTGCATCATAAAAAGATTCTGCATCACCATGATAAAAGGTTTGGTCATCCTCGCCATAAAATGATGTGTTTAAATCGGCAACTAAATCACCGCCAATAACTGAACAATTTACTTTATCGCCTAACCAACCATCGGCTTTAAAATCAATTACATCAATTACATTAGCAATCAAATTACTGTCAGACACATTTAAATTAATTGCCGCAGCATTAACTGATTCATGTCCTTCAGTATCAACTGCTTTAATTAATACCGTTACAATCAGCGCAGTTAAGCCTGTGGCAGCATAAACTGTATCTGTAACCAATCCGCTAAACAATGGTGATGCAGTACCCCAATCGGTATTTGCGCCATATTGATAGCGGATTTTGTATCCTGCTAACCGCCAGTTTGAAACTGGATTCCATGATAAATTTATACCGTTACCAGTTGCGCCAGTAACATCATCAATGTAAGTCGGATTCCAAATAATTTGTGTGCCGCTAGAAAACAAACTTATCTTTAGCGCATTACCTACACGCACAAAAAAGTAATATGTACCCGCTTCAAATGTAGCAATTTCAAATGCGCTTAATGCTGTGCTTAGATTAAATCCTTGTCCATTTGTTGACGTATAAGTTGTAAGCAAACTTAATTGTGCGGTTGTTGGATTTGCTACAGTGGAATACCATATTTCTAAAAATTCAATAATGCCACTTTCACTAGTAGTTGGCACAACATCAAATTTTGGTTTAAACCCTGCATTAACAATTCCGCTAATTACTGGCGCAGGTACAGTGCCAAAAATAGTAGGGTCTAAGAATCCGCTATTAGGCGCAGGCGTAAATTGAGTAACATTAGTATCAGCAAAAACGGCAGGATTAAATTCTGTAAGAATTAAACTTGCTGTAACCGAACCATCATCAGCAAAATTTTCTGTTACCTTTTGAACTCTAAATAACTTGTTAGTAAAGGCATAATTTGTATTTGTTAATTCTACAATATCGCCTGCTTCTAATTGAATTCCAACATAATTAATGACGCATTGAATTTGTAAATCTTCTCGGCATGATTTTAAAAATCTGTTTGCTAATACTTGCGCTCTTACATTGTCATTAACTAAAGGCAGTGTAATGGTCTGTTTGTTTACTGGTTCATTTGGATACAGCAAAGATGGTGCAACTTGTGCAAGGTCAAATATAGAACTTGCAAAAGTATCTTGTTCGGTATTATCAATAAATTTAACTTCAGCAATATTAAATGTATTGGATATGTCTAATGGCGAAACACTAATTGCGCCAATTAAATTTGAATCGTCAATTTGTAGTGCAGTTGTATAAGTTGGTTGCTGAATTATTACGCCCCACTTGCTTGTTATCTCATTATATTTAACTAAACAATCACAGCAATTAGCCATCATTTGAATGTTAGCCATAATTGGTTGATCAGTTAAAATAACCCCATCAAACCTAAATCTAATTATGCTATTTGTGCCGCCTGTATATGGCGTGAATGTTATAACTTGTGAGCAATAAGCATTTAAAGCAGTTAAACTTGTGGTATCTACATTAGCCAATGCTAATGCAGCACCGTATCTTGATGATCTAAAATAATCTAAGAAACAATCTCCCGGATTTGATCTAGGATTAATTACTTGAAATCTTGTTTGTTGAATTCCAGTAATATTTGCATCACTTGAATAAGTTAATTTAATAATTAAAAATGCACAATTAGTCATTAACTTAGTGGCATCCCATTGATATGATAAATTAGGGTCACTCATTACAGTTATTGCAGATAGTGCGCTATTTGTTGGAGTATTTGAACCATTGCGGTAAAAATAAAACTCCATTAACCCTGCAACAGACGTATCAACCAATCCACTAGATTCATCAAGCAAGCCAGTTACTTTATAAGTTTGTCCAACTGTTGTGCTAAATATTACTTTCTTACCGCCCCAATAAACATCGCCAAAACTAAACACATCACCAGTATTTCCATTTTCTGAATTGGTTACTTCAGATAATGCCATTACATAATAAATTTGCTGATTATTATTTGTAATAGATAAATCAACAATAGTGCCGCCAACATAAGCAGAGCCATAAATTACTGGTAATTTATTATCAGTTGCAGGCGGTATCTGTTGACGATTTCCCGGATTAGGATAACGTGTGCCATCAAATGAAGGCATATCAGGCGCAAATACTCGTGCCAAAACTGCTGAAACAACCATATTAATTGCAAAGGCAGCAACAGCAATTGTTGTTGCTGATGCGCCAACAAAAAGTGCGGTTGCAATAATTGTTCCAACAGCAAAAGCAGGCGCAGTAAATGTTAATAGCGCAATAGCTAACCAAATTTTATTGAATCCAGTTTTCATCTATTTTCCTAAACCCTAACTTTTCATATTTTAAATTTGGGCTAGTTGCAATTTTGCTCAAAGTAAAATATTTAATTTTGCCGCTATTTTTTAATTCGTTTGCATATTCTAAATATGCTTTCAATAATTTATAACCTGAAGTGCCGTTTCTATATTGTGGCAATACATACCATGCAATTTCGTGAAGAACAAATGTTTCATGATTCCAAATGCTAGGCAATGTTAAACACATAAAAAATCCAACATTGTCTTTAATAAATATTCTGCCTTGTCCTGCAAAAATGTTATTTATTAAATTACTTAGTTGGGTTTCATCATTGCTTGCAAATAATTCTTTTAATGGGCTTTCATCTCGAAAGCATTTCATAAATTCTATTATCTGTGTCTTATCGTATTTGTTTGCTTGTCTTATCATTCTTTACCAAAAGCATAATTAATAGTTTGAATAAACGCTACTCGATTCATGCTTGTATCATTTGGGGCATAAAATTGCCATGAATTATTATTTGTATATCTACCTGCTAACCTGTTTTGCAAAATCAATTGTATGCTTGACGCACTAACTGTAATAGTGCCAAGATAACCACGCACTTCTTCATACCATTGCTCACTAATACCAAATGAATTGACGTATCCATTAAAAAATTGATATAACCCGCCAGTGCCACCAGTGGTTAATAATTCCCCATTTGCATTAAAAAACCCATGCCACATTTCAAGTTGTGCGCCTTTTATTTCCGTACCTAATACAAGCGCAAGCATTGTTGGGTCAATACCTGTTAATGTTACTGTGGTTTCATTTGCAGTTGATTTAATATCTCTAGTTGCATTCCCAACTTTTACTAATTGCCCTAATGCGGTAAACGGCAATGCATCAACTGCCGGAACTGTTATTGCTGTTGGCGTAGTAGCAAAACGATAAGTTGCAGAAGGCGTAGTCATACGCACAAAATCCGCATAACGAATTGTGTTTGTATTTTGTACTGGAGCAATGTTATTCACAGCACAACCTCATATCCTCTAAACTGTCCATTCCATTGAATGAATGAATCATTGGTCATTGGGATTAATGTGTAATCAGGATAATCACGCAGCACTACTGGAAAAGTAATGCCTGTGTAATTGCTACCACCAATTGGTTGCGTTGTGCCATATTGCCCAATAACCGCTTCCATTGTTGCGCCTAATGTAGTCAATATGGTTCTATGCACTGGAATATTAACCGTTGTATCAACTCCACGTTGCACATCGGCAGTTGCTATATATGAATAACGATCAATCTGCAAAAAATCGCCTGTCTTTACAATGTATGCACTTGCAGAAATAGAAGGCAAACTTCCCAAAACAATAGTTTTATTTGCTGATGCTGTTTGGTATCTGCAAGCTGCAATTTGACCACTAGTCATATCGCCACGATAAGCAATATAGTTAAGCCATCCAGTAGTGCCAAAATTTAAATACTGTTCAGTGATTCTATCCGCTTCACGCAAACTAGATAACAAGCCACGATTTTGCGAATACAGCAAATAATTCATTGGCTTAATTGTGAATTCAAATGGTTGCACCGTTAAAACTTCGGCAGTGCTTATACGCATATTGCGTGACAGCATTTGCCCTGCAAATTTATGGTCATTAATACCAACCGATTCAGCAACAGATAAGATTGTTTGCAGCGACATAATTACCTCGAAATTGGTACACTACGATTGGCAGATTGATATGATGCCCAAATCGCATTTTTATTTGCAGCTAAAAACTGTGTGGCAGATTGTGTGTCTATTGCACTCATATTTGCAATGTAATTGCCGTTCACTGTTATGCCATTATTGCCACCGCCTGCCGCAGCCATTTGTTGCCATGAGCCATTAGGTATAACAGTGCCAGAAGTTTGTGGAACAAATAATTCTGCGCCATTTTCACCAACAATAGTAGGTGAATCAATACGACCGCCAGATGCTTTTTTACCAACACCACTCATAATAAGACTTGCGCTAGGATTTGCACCACCGCCTGTAGGCATTCCACCAAAACTACTTATTATTGATCTTAATATCATGGATGCTTGCGCTCTCATTTCCATGACAAGCAAATCTTTAATTACACTGCCGACAAAATCTTTAAACGCAAATTTACCTGTATCTACAAACCTGCGAATGGCAGTTTCCATATTAGATGTTACTGATTCAAATGCAGCACGACCACGCAATGATGCTTTTTCAGCCGTTTCTGTATATTCCTTCATAGCTTCAGACCAACCTGCCGACCATGATTTTTGTCGCTCAATAGATTTCTGCAAATTTTCATCTTCCATTTGATTCAATTGCAGAAAATAATCTCTTCTATTTGCTAATTCGGTTTCTATATAATAAACTTTCTTATCGTAAATTTCTTTTGCTCTAACTTGTTCAGAAGAATCTGCCCTTTCAAATTCTGCCAATGCAACTGCTTTAGCTTCCGTTGCTCTTTGCTCGATGTCTTTTAATTTTTGCGCTTGGTCAATATTTAATTTGCGAACATTGTATTCATTCTCAGAAATTTTATATCGCTCACCCTCTAATTCAAGCAATTGCTTTTGATTGTCAAATTCATTTGACATTAACTCTGTATTAAGTTTATGCAATTCAAACATTTCTTTTAATTGAGCATTATATTTTGCTTGCCTGTCATAAGCCTTTGCAAGTAATTCTTGAAATGCTTCTTCTAATTCTTTTGCTTTCTCTGCTTCTTTTTTTCTTTTTTCGGCAGCTTTTTCTGCATCTCTTTCTGCTTTTTCTCTTGCTGATTTTTGTGCAGCTAATTGTTTATCGCTTAACTTTTTGTAGTCTGCACTTATGTCAGGAATGCCGCCTGCATTTTGCGGGAAAGATTGACCAACAAAAGATTCTTTTTTTCTACTTGGTAAATTTAAATCTTTTAAAATTAAATCTTGTTGTGCTTGCTGTTTAGCAAACCAAGACATATCAGATTTTTGTATCTTATCTAATTCTTTACCAAATTCTGCGGTGCTATTTATCCATGTGGCAAATGGTTGCGCTAATTTCTGCATCATCAAGCCAATGTTTTTCATTGCCTTTTCGATGTTTTCCCATGCCGCAGCATTATCCTCAATTGATTTAACTAATTCAGGGTCTTTAAATTCTTTGTATTTATCAACAAAATCATCCCAATTAACTGTCTTAATTGATTTGCCTAATAAATCTTGACCAAGAGAAAGCCGTTCGGTTGCTGATCTTGCTTCAGTTAATGCAGAAGCAACACGCCTAAATAATTCATCAAGTTTTAATCTATCAACTTCCGCACCAGATATACCAAGCCGTTCAAATGATTTACGCATTTGATCGTTGCCTTCTCTTGCGGCATCTTGGGCGTTAGCAAGTTTTTGAAACATTGTTGACGCATCTTCAGCGTTACCGCCTGCGCCTTGCAATGCTGCTTGAGTAGCAAGAACTGATTCAACTGTTATATCTAATGCTTTTGCTAAATCAGAATATTCATCTGCCTTTTGAAATGTTTTTGCTAGTGCTGCGGTTGTTATGGTTGCGGCAATGCCAACTTTTGTAAATGCGTCTGCAACTGCGTTTTCCCATTCGCGCATTTGCTTTTTTTGCTGATAAACAAACTCTCTTGTTTTACCAGTGGCATCATCCATGCCTTTAAGAAATTCGGAAGTGTTTATACCAAGATAAACACCAAGACGCGCAATCAATGACATAATTTAACCTGTGTTTTTAGCCCGATATTTATTCAAAGCAATTTGTATTTCTTGCTTTAATTTTTCAGTAACTTCATGTTGTTTGCTTTCCAATGCAGGGCGCAAATATGGTCTAGCTGCCATGCGTACAGTACCAAATTCTCTTTGCACTGCTAATGCTGATCGTTTACTCATACCTTTAACATCAACAGTTTTGTTTTTATTTTTTGTACCAAACTCAACTGCCATTGCTCGCGCATCCGAAATATCACCAACATTCAATTTTGCGGATACAGTAGCCATTATTAAATCGCCTTTTTGCACATACTTTGATCTTAAATCTTTTGGTCTAACTGGTCTTGCTGTTATTTTAAGTGTTCTTTTTAGTTGCCCTGTATCCTCACCATGCCCATGATATAAATTATCTTTTGCTTTTTGCAATACAACTTGCATGGATTTTCTAGCGGCAGGCACTAAAATATTTTTACGCGCATCTGTAACACCAAATTCTTTATTTATTTGGTCTAGCAAATATTCAAATTCTGCAAATCCAACTAAACTAGTTTTTGACATTTGTAAGGTTCTTATGTGAATCAGGCATCATTGAAATAAAAGCAAGCAACTTATTATTTACATCATTGCGTTTTTGTTCTTCAGTTAATGGCGCATAAATGTAATCATAAGCCAGACCAATTACATTTTGTAATTTATATGGTTGCTGATTTTGCGCTCTAATATAATTAAACACACCCGCAGTTAAACTACCAATAGAATTCAATACTTGCTTATTGCCAATAAACCCATCATTTATTGCAACCATTACTAACCTGTAATCATCCTCGCTCATTGCGTCTGGATTTGCACCATGCGCCAACATATATGCCCGCGCCTGTAGTCGCAATGAGCCAATTAGTTTTTTCTTGTTTCCTCATAATTTGGCGAAATTACTTCACCAATTTTTTTTGATATTTCTAATTGAACTGAAAACGGAAATTCAGTTTCAATTTCTTCATAAGTTAATTGCGACAAATCCGCGCCATCAATTACAGGCACTAGCAATTTAAACATTTCAACAATTCGCGCATTTGTTTGTGCTGTAATCTGCGCCATTTCTTTCATTGATTTGTCGTTAAATATTATGTCATCATCTAAAAATTTAAAATTTTCACCTTCTAAAGTGTCTTTTTTTTCTAGCAAAGGCGCACATAATTTATCGTAATGGCTTTGCCATTCAGTATTTTTAATGCGTGTATTCATTTCTTCATACTCTGAAGCAAGCGGAACACGCACCCGCAACTTTTGCCCCGCCATCATAAAGTCACGAATTCTTATGTTTTCAGTATTAATTTTTAGGGATTCTGATAGTTTCATGTCTTATCCTTTTTTAATAATGACTGTATATATTTCATTGTTTAGCCGTACTACATAATCGACTATTTCTTGTGGTGACATCTTATCGGCATGGTTAGCTGCAATTGAATGAGCCAATGCAATGCCAGTAAGTTTTTGCTGCGGAAATCCAAACCAACTTTTAGGCGCAGTTAATGATTGCTCTAATAAATAGCCTAATAAATCATTGCTTGATTGAATGTTTGTTGTCATATATTTTAATGTAAAAAAGCCCCCGAAGGGGCATTGTTTTAGTTGTTAGACCAACCGTATTGGTTACCTCTAGGATGTATCGTAAATACACATTTAGCTTCTGCGCTTGGGTCTGATTGAATCTGGAATTCAGACACGCGACCATTGAACGCATAAGCAACTGTGTTTGCTCCATCAACCGCAGCAATTACAAATGTGCGATCAATGATGCCGCTTTGTGAATCACCACGAATCAGCAACAATGCAGCATCCGATGGATTCCACGCAGCAGTTACAGATAACGAAGTTGGTGCAGATTGCACAGGAATTTTATCGGATTGGCGTGAACCCGCGACAGCATAGTTTACAACGCCATCATCTTGACCAAACGCAGGTATGCTTTCAACTGGAACTAAAACGCCTGCCGCGCCTGTACCGCCTGCGCTAGTGCCAACAATAGTCGCAACTTGTGCAGACCATACAGATAGATTTGCAGTTGTTAATGTTGTTGGGTTTGCGCCTGTTTGCATAAATAGCGAAGCAGCAAAGCCGGGAAGAACTCTATTAGGTAACGCCATGATAAATTTCCTTTATACGTTATTTGACCAACCGTATTGGTTGCCACGAGGATGAATAGTAAACACGCATTTTGCTTCCGCACTTGGGTCACTTTGTATTTGAAATTCTGATACGCGACCATTGAAAGCATAATAAACAATGTTGCTGCCATCTACTGCGGCAATAACGAATGTGCGATCAATAATTCCACTTTGTGAATCACCGCGCATTAAAAGCAGCATTGTGTCGGAAGGATTCCATGCGGCAGTAACAGATAAAGATGTTGGTGCTGATTGCACTGGTATCTTGTCTGATTGACGAGAACCTGCAACTGCGTAATTAACAACACCGTCATCTTGTCCAAATGCAGGTATTGATTCAACTGGCAATTGATTTGCACTAATAGCAATTGCAGCCACATTAGCTAATGTCGATAATTGAGTAACTGTTAATGCAGTAGGGTTTGAAGTTGGTTGTGCGTAAAGTATTGCAGCAAATCCGGGTAGAACTCTATTTGGTAGTGCCATGATTTTTCCTCGAAAAAGTTAAAAGTCTGTCTTATGTCGGAATATCCATTGTGCAATCAAGATAAACTGAATGTAAATTTATATCGTTCTCGTATGAATTATAAAGAAAATCAATATCAAGTTTACTAATATAAAAACCAGTTACCCCACCGAACTGCCCAGAGTATCCATGCAATGCTTGTATTATCGTGTTTGCTATGCCGAACGCATCTTGCAATGTTCCGGCATAAATATTGGTTTGGAATATAGGTCTGTCTATACCCTTCACCGATTGCGTTGTGCCTGTATAAACATCTTGATGCACATTACGCAAATTCCATGTTATAAACTTTTGCTGTGACGCAAAGTTTCTATTGAAAGACGCATACACTGGCACAGGACTAGCAGTAGTAGTTAGCTGCGCTTGTATTGCCTTTGCATAATCTAATACGTTATTTTGTGTAGCCATTTTTTACACCGAAGTTGATGGGTCATTGTGGTAACACAAAAATGTAACGTGCATCCTATCATTTGATTCAATCGCACTATCAATACGCCAATCTAAATTGCGCCATGTGATTGAATACAAATTTTGATTATCGTAAATATCTCTTGTATATGGCGTGAAATTAAAAGTTAAATTAATCATGCCTGCATAAACACGATATTTGTCGGTAATCTTTAAATCGTTTTTTACTTCCTTAACTTCAGCTTTACTATTAAATTTTAAAGTTTTAGTTGTAACTGCTTCACCATATTCATTAGTAGCAAATGAAAGGTCATAAACATTTACATCTTCATATCTTTTTACCATTACATCACCAATGGTTTATATGGTCTTAATAAAGTATCAACGCCTAATGGTATTTGTGCAAGTTGACCAACTGTTTCACCAACTGCGGAACGGTTATTATATAAATGCGTAAACCACAATAAACCTGCTTGTTTAATAACTGGATAAGTTGCTAATGGTGATGCGGCAAGCGTATAAGTTGCAATGACAGGTGAAGTCATTTGCGGATTAATTGCGCTCGGCAAATCTGTAACAATTATCTTTTGTCCAGTTGGGTCATAATAATAAGCAGATGGATTTACTGTAGTTAATACTGTTGGCGTTGAATCATTGTAATAAGCAACTGAATTAATTGTCACTCCACCTTGTGATGTTTCAGGCAAATCAAGTGACAATGGTGAACCATATAAAGCAGACGCACCATAATAAACTTTGTATTGAACGCTAGTAATGGACAATCCTAGATAATCCTCAATAGCCATTCTTATAGCTAACTCTAATGCAGTTAGGTATGTGTCTTGGCTAGTGTCAGAATACAGGTTTAATTGATTTCTAATTTCAGTAAGCGTCAACCACGCAGTCGCAATATTACGGTTGGTCTGTTCAAACCAATCATAATTGAACGGATTGCGTGTAGGCGCAAGCTGTACAAATCCTAAACCTGTTTCTTGGGATGCCATAATTTTTAAGTTTCAATAGAACGAACACCTGCAAATGGGTCACGAACTGTGCTTACCATACGTTTTTCGCCATACATTGTCACAAAACCGGGAGCTGTTTGTTCCATAGCTTGAATAGACATTTCTTCTACATCAGCAATAGATAAGAACCTTGCCCAATCAGCGAGATAAACAGATTTATTTCCTACTGTGCCAATCGGACTAAGGTAAGGATTTGGTATTACAGGAAAACCAAATACATGAGTTAATGAGCCTGCATTATCTGCGCCATTTTCTACAAACGCATAACTTGCACCATTGCCGCCACCGCCATGAACGTAATTGCGCAAAGCAACAATTGCTGTTGGATGCATCATCCATGCAGTAGTTGGTGATGACCAATATTGACTAGGTAGAGCATTAGCCATATCAACTAATGTTTCATGTTCAAGTGCGCCAGTGTTATAACCTACAGTCGCAATAGTATGCCGACCATTTGTAATTGCTGTGCCACTTGTACCAAATGCAGATACAGCACCCGCAGCACCAAGATATGAATTTAAACCACGTAAACCATTTACGCCACCAGTGCTTGTAGTTGTGCTACCTGCTTGATCGTTATTTAAGCCCATTGATGCGCCTTCAATCTGCGCAAATTCAAGTGCTAAATCTTGAATCAATTCTGCTTCTAATCCGTTTACATCCGATAGCACAGCAGTACGAACTGGGAATTGCGCTGTTATAACTCTAGTCGGCAATTGCCAAATGCTAGTGTTAATGTTTGGTGAACCACTATCAGGCGTGAACACATATCCAAAAGGATTTGTGCTATTAGCTGCATTACCTGTCTTTGCTACAAATTGAACGTCAGACATATTTGGCGTTTTAATATTGCGAGCAAATTTTCTAAATGGGTTTGCATAACGATATGCAGCAAACACATCATCAAAATATGTACGACCACCAACGCCTGAACCACTGCCAGTAAGTGCCGATGCTTCACGCAAATCAATGGTGACCTTATCGCCTGTTTCAAGCGTATGTTTAATACCTGCAATGATTTTTTCGTTGGCTTTCATATATTCCATTCCCTAAACAAAAAAACCCCCACCAGTACATTCTGGTAGGGGCAAACCGCTATTAGGTAGCTGTACCAGTTGAACGGTAACGAACACCCGCAAATGGGTTGACTACACTGGTTGCTAGACGAGTTTCGCCAAAGAAGGTTATGAAACCGGGCAACGTCTGATCGTATCTACGCAATACCATGCTTAGACGATCAACGATAGTGTGGAAACGTGACCAATCAGCAAAGTACATTGGGTACAAGCTGTTTGTGCCTGCGCTACCAGTTGTTGCTTGTGATGGATTATCAACATACTTATTAACAACAACATCAAAGCCAAGCAATTGACCAACAATACCATCAGCACGAGCCAAACCATCTACATAGATTGGGCGACCTTGTGTATCTACTAAGCCACGAATCTGTTGCAGCAATACAGGATTAATTACAAACTTAGTTGTAGGTGTCCAATATTCCTGTGGCAGAGAGTAGATAAAATTAACTACGTCTTTGTAAGTGATGTTTGCAGCACCAACAGTATTTGCATTGGTAGTAAGCTGATCATAAGTAGCAAGCGAATGCAAACCACTAGTAGAGCCAGTGCCACTATTGCCAAAAGCTGCGGTAGTAACTGAACCGCCTGCATAAGTAGCTGCCGCACCTGCGTATTGATCCAAACCTCGTAAACCATTCGTTCCCCCAAATGGGTTATTAACACCTTGTGCAACTTGGTCATTATTTTGAATCATTGATTGTGCTTGTGATTGTGAGAATTCAAGCAGCATATCGCTAACAACATTAGCTTCTAAGCCATCAATATCATCTAAAGCTGCGGTACGGATTGGGAACTGTACGTTCAAATCTTGCAGCACTAATTGCCAAATGGTTGTATCTTCAGTGGTTGCTGCACCATTGTTTTGAATAGTGTAACCCCATGCTGCTCCTGCATTACCAGTTTTAGCACGGAATTGATAAGAAGAACCATCGGTTGCAACTTCACGAGAAACGCCACGCATAGGATTAGCTAAACGCAGTGGTGCGAATACAGGGTCATAAGCAGTACGACCACCTTGATTGTTACCGCCACCTGTCAGTGCTGATGCTTCTTTTTGGAAAGCAGCATATTGTTCAGCATCTTCAAATAGCTTAACTTCTTTTTCTACACGAGAATTTGATTTGTAGAATGAAGAAAGTTGTTCAGCAACTTTACGATTTACGTCAACCATTACGCCTGCATTTGCACGAATGATTGAAGGCGCACCAACTTGTGCAACCTTTGCTTCTAGTGCAGCAACTTTTTCTGCGAACTCTGCTTTAGCAGCTTCAACTTGTGCAGTTGCTTCAGCAATTTTTTCTGTTACCAGTGCTTCGGTTTCAGATTTAACTTTAGATTCAATTGAATCTAGCTTTTCAGTGATTTTATCTAACATGATTATTCCTATTAAAAATTAAGATAGACGTGCTTCTAAAGCCTTGAGCAATTCCTTTTGTTCAAGATACTCTAAAAACTCTTTTGCCGCATCCGATTCAGCATCTCGCATTTCGGTAGTCGGTTCGACATTTACAGTTTCAACGTCACGTTTAGCTGTTGCCTTGCCAAAAATGGAAGCGGCAGTTGTCGCATCCTTTTTCGAAATCCCCGCTTCACGCAGAGCTTTCTCAAATACTTTTAGATTGAATGAGCCATCATCCCTAAAAAATTCTAATTTGTTGATGTTGGCTTTTGGATTGTTTGGGTTCATGACAATTGACACTTCAGCCAATCCACCCTTAGTAATGCTGAAATAACCTTCTTCATCGGCATCAATGCCTGCTTGCAGCATATTGCCTTCAGCATCAACCATGCAATATTCGTCAGCGTATGCGCCAACAGAAACACCACCAACCATCATTGGCGATTCTTTCATGATTGTGTATAAATCTTTGCCTGCGCTTGTATTAACAAAGATATTTCCTTTGCCGATCATGCCTTCATCGGTAAATTCAAACTCATCCCATTGCCCTACAGGCATCGACATATCGTTATGTTGGAAATACATTGGCAGTGGTTTACCCATTGCGGCAAATTCTTTTGCCCACTGTTTAAATGCTTCAGGTTGATAATTAAACTTGCGACCGTCTGCGCCTTCTCTTGCGCCCCAAGTGGTAAGCATTGCTTCAATCTTGCCCATTGAATCCATTGATTCATCGGCAGATATGCCAAGCGCAACTTGGGATTCAAAAATAAATGTGACATTTTTAGTCATGGAAAATCACCTTTTTTTGTTTCATGCCATTTGCCTGCATTGGCTTTTTAACTCGCTTATCCGCAGCTTGTTTTATTTTGTCGGCAATCTGTTTTTGCTTTGATTGCGATTGATTTGGTTTCATGCTTTGCCTGCTCTACCAGTTTTACCAACTGAACTAGTATTGCCGCCACCGCCTGTATCTTGTGATGAAGAACCTGATATTGGTTCTTGTTTGCTGCCAGATTTATTTAAACTGTTGGCAATACTATCATCAATTTCTGCAAGCCCCAAATACTTTCTCGCTTCATTTGGTGTAAAAATTCCTGCGTTGACACCCGCCACAGAATAATTCATCTGGTCAAGTGGCGCACCTTTTAAAAAGTTTTCGGTTTGGAATTGAATGTATAAGTTTGGGAATCCTTGCAACAAACTCATTTTTAGTTTTTGTTCTATGTTAGTCAGCAATGGTGACATTGTGCTTTTATAGAATTCATCTAGCATTGATTGTGTATTGTTAAACTTACCTTCACCAACACTAATCATTTGTGGCGGTACACCAAACACGCCACAGATTCGTTTCATGGTTTGTTCTTTAAGTGCTGCTATATCTGCATCCTGAATTGAAAGCATATCGACAGGCATATATTTCATGCCATTATCAAGCAACATACCTTGACCGGGTTTTGATGGGTCAGTTGGTCTTGAGCCTGTCAATTGTGACCAACCTTCTTTTAATCGTGCAGCAATCTCTTTATATTTTGAATCAGGAATTACTTGATCAGTGACAAACAATCCGCTTGGCTTTGCACCATTCTGCATAACGTAGTTTGCATACAAATCAATGTCTTGATCTAAGCCGATCAACTCTGCAAGCAATGTGCCTTTATTCCAACCGCCTGAACCTTGCCAACCCATTTCCATCAAATGTATTACCTGCCAATAATCTAATGGTTGATTCTTTGAAAAACCATAAGTAGGTGATGACAGCACATACATTGGATAACGTGTTTCCGTTAATTGTGTAGTGATTAAAGTTGCATCTAATACATACATTTCTAATGGCGTTTGATCTGATTTGTTTTGATCTTTACGCCACAGCACTGTGTAGCATTCGCCTGCCATATCTAACCACATCGAGAACTGATACCAGAATTCGTATTGGCTTTGGAAGTTGTTTGGGTTGGTTAATAAACTATAAACTTGTCTAGCTTTAATTTTGTCACGTTGCCCGATTGATGGGTCATGGCAAGCATTAACCAATTGGTCTTTATCGTTGTATGCCATGATCTGAATTGGCAGTTGCGAAATTGCCCTTGCTTTAACTGCTAGGCAAGCCATCACCGTACTATTGCGGGACAGCACCGACATATCAACGGTTCTACCTGCTTGCGTTGCGCTAGATGTGGTGACATACAGCATTTGCTGCAATGCTTGTGATGCGCCTGTATTACGCAGCACATTATTACCAAGCGCAGTTTGTCCGAATAACGTATTAGATTCTTTTTGGTTCTTATTTTTTCTATTAAAAATATCTAATAAAGCCATGATTTAACCCTCAAAATGTTCTGAATCCATACCCGCCATGATCAACTGGATGATCTAATGAACAATGCATGGCAATAATTAGCGCAATAATACCATCAACTTTCGCAGATTTATCAGCTTCATTCTTACGAATTTTTATGTTTCCGTTTACATCTTCATACACTTCGCAGTTACTTAGCTGCCAACCGACAAATGGGTTGCCATCATGTTTAATACTTTTGCTTAAAATTAATTTTTCTAAATGCTTTGATGGGTTGCTTAGTACCGCCATGCCCTGTCCAACTTTTTTAACTGGCATTGCTTGATCATGTAATCGTGCAATTAAACTTGCTGCATTATAGGCATCATAACCAATTTCTTTAGGGTCATGCTTTGCTGATTGCTCTCTAATGTAATCGCTGATTTCTCGATCATCCATTACATTACCTTGTGTCAAATGCAATATTCCTGAATCTTTAGCGTTTCTAAATATATCGTGATAATGCTGCGGCACATGATTCAATGCTTCTTCAGGTAAGAAGAATTTAAACTCTGCAAAGTAATCATCTTCTGCATATCTTTTTAATGTACAAACTGCATTTAAATCTCGCGTTGCTGCTAAGTCAAAACCAATAAACACTGCTTCAGGTTCTCGTTCATCTTTGCCTGTTGTGCATTCATCCCAATGTGTACGATCAAGCCATGCTGAATTTGCGCTTACAAATACATTAAGAGTTTTGCAAAGGAATTCATTTAGCGTTGCAGGTTTAAATTTAGCTTCATTTGCCCTTGCAACAATAGCTTCTTCAAACACAGATATGCCATGCATAGGATTTGCCTTTGCCCATATTGCAGGGTTTTGCCAATCATCTTGCGGGTCTAAACCGTACAGCAAACCAAACCATTTAGGGTTATCTGGTGCTTCGCCAGATAGCATGGTTTGAAGCATCAATAAATCCTCATGAAACTTTGTGTCTTTAGTGAAACTTGCGGTAGTAATGTAAATGCGTAGTGGGTTCTTCCTTGCCACCATACCTGAATGCAAAACCTCGATTGAGTTTCTATCTATGATCTGTGCAGCTTCATCAATAATGGCGCACGATGGATTTAAACCATCACCACTCTTTTTGGTATCTCGTGACAATGCTTTAAACATTGATTGCGAATCACCTATTTTTGTAATGTGATGTTTTTGTACGTTATACAATTTCTGCACTTCTGTCGGCATGGATTCAATCAAACCTAATGCGCTAGTAAATACAATGCTTGCCTGATCTCTACTTGTCGCTAGTGTATAAACCTCTGAACCTTTTTCACCAAACATCAATTCATAAAGACCAATGACAGCAATCAAAGTTGATTTGCCTGCCTTGCGAGGAATGAAAACAATCACATCCGACACCATGCGTTTATTCTTATCCTTCTTAGACCAAAAGCCATATATGCCGCAAATTAGTAGGATTTGAAATGGTTCAAGTAAAAGTGGTTTGCCTGCGTCTGCACCTTTAGCGTGTTTAAGCAGTGATGCAAATTGCAGGAAATGATCAACTGCCGCAGGTTGAAACTCCCATTTCCACTCTTTATTTTCTATTTGATTAAGGAATCGTTGACACGCAAGCAGCACATTCCGGCAAACTAGTATTTCGCCCTTCACTACTTGTGTGGCGTAGATAACGCCATCTTGCCACTTCATTGCGGTTGCCAACCTTTTAAGAAATCAGCAAGTGGTGATGCATCCTCTAACTTGTTTGCCGCTAATCTTGATTTAGGAGTTAGCCCCAATTCATTCATTAGCTTAATGCAATTTTCCATAGCCTTATTTGAAATTGCAATATAAGGATTTGGCGCAAGGGTTTTGCCATTATTTATTTTAATAACCAATGGATGTTTGTCTTGCTGTACCTGTGCATCAACATAAACCTGCATTTGATTTGCAAGCATAGCAAGCGTATGACGATCTTGCTCAGAACCTATTCCGTAAACATCGTAAAGATAATTTGCTGTTTCTTTTACAAATTTCTCTTTATTAAATAATTCAGGTTGCGACACCCATTCAGCAAAAGGAATTCTTGCTTTGATTTTTTCAGGCAGCATGATTCCAACATTCATGCCTTTGCTGCCATGAACGCCATGCACCTCTGGCGGTAGTTTATTGTGTGCTGCCATTAATTAACTCTGCTTTCTTGCCGGTAAATTCTTCCCATCGTTTGACTATAACGTCACAATACTTTGGGTCTAATTCCATCAGTCTAGAGTAACGACCATTTTTTTCTGCTGCTAATAATGTTGTGCCGCTACCGCCAAAACTATCCAAAACAATATCACCGCCTTTTGTATTATTAAGCATTTGATATTCAAAAAGCGCAACTGGTTTCATTGTTGGATGTTCGCCATTTCTGCTTGGCTTATCAAACTCAAGAATAGTTGTTTGTTTTCTATCTGTTGCCCAAAGATGCCCCGCGCCTTCTTTCCATCCATAAAGACAAGGTTCGTGCTTCCAATGATAATCCTGCCGCCCCATAACCATTGTTGATTTTTTCCAAATAAGGCATTGGCGAACTTTCCATCCCGCATCGGATGCTGCACCACGAAAGTTATATCCTTCAGAATCTGCATGCCAAATATAAAATACAGCACCAGCCTTCATTACAGTATCAGCGGTTACATAAGCATCACGTAAAAATTGTCGAAATTGATCGTTGCCCATGCTGTCATTTTGAATTTTTAATGCATCTTTAGTTTTTCCTTCATACGCTACATTATAAGGTGGGTCAGTTAACCACATGTCAACAAGTTGACCATCACACAATTTTTCCATGTCTGTAACGCTACAAGAATCCCCGCACATTAATCTATGTTTGCCAAGTTGATAAATGTCACCTAATTTTGTTTTAGGTTCATCAGGCACATCAGGTACGGCATCCTCATCCGTTAAACCTTCATTTATTTGTTCAGGCGTTAAGGCATCAATCTCTTTTTCATCAAAGCCAGTAAGCGCAAGATCAAATCCTTCTAATTCCAATTCTTCAAATTCAAGCGCAAGCATATCGTTATCCCAACCTGCATTTAATGCAAGTTTGTTATCCGCAATAATTAATGCTTTCTTTTGCGTTGGCGATAAATGAGATAACTCAATCACAGGAATTTTTTTAAGCCCAAGTTTTCTGGCAGCAGCCAAACGCCCATGCCCCGCAATGATGCCTGCTTCGCCATCCACCAAGATTGGGTTAGTCCAACCAAACTCTTTAATGCTTGCCGCAATCTGAGCAACCTGCTCATCGCTATGCGTGCGGGAATTCCTTGCGTAAGGAATTAATTTTTCAATTTCAATTTCTTGTATTTTCATTTTTTACCTTGCGTCTTAAAAAAATTTTTCACGTTTAGGGAAATCCTTTTTGCGTTTAGGGAATTCCCCATGACCAATTTTAACCTCCCCATAGCCTAGCTCTATATGCACCAAATTGCA